CGATTCGCGACCGCCAGCGAAAGGAGTGACCCGCATGGGTTTCAGTTCACCGTCGCCGCCAAAGTCACGTCCGCCACCACCGCCACCGCCACCCGAAGCAGATCCTTCCATTGAGGACGCGGTGCGTCTGCGTAACGAAATCGAACGGCGACGCCGTGGCCGAGGTGCGATGATCGAACCAGCCGTCCGGACCGACATCCTGCCGGCCGGCATCCAAATACCCACAAGAATCTAAGCAATGAGAGAACCGGAAACACTATCGAAACGCTGGGCCGGGGACGACAGCCAGAGGGACGGCGTATTGGACAGGGCAAGGCTATGCGCCTCGCTGACCAAGCCGTGGATCCTGCCCCCATCCTCGCAGGGCAAGAACGAGAAGCTGCCCGAAAATTACCAGTCGCTCGGCGCTAGGATCGTAAACAACCTCGAAGGCCGCATGCTGCTGGCCCTCTACCCTCCGTCCGTGCCGTGGTTCCAGTTGTCACTGGCCCCCAAGATCCGGTACGACCCTCGAATGCCGCCGGAAGCACTCCAGCAGGCGGAGCAACTCCTGTTCGTGCGGGAACTTACGTTACTATCCCTGCTTGAGGCCGGTGCGTTGACTCACCCCCATTCGGGGCGTCGCACCCCCAACTTCCGCAAGCAGAAGAGGCAGGTGATATCGCATATCCTGGTCACCGGCGACTGCCTCGAACAACTGACCGACGACTACCGGCTCAAGGTATTCAGGCGTGACCAGTACGTCACGTCACGCGATTCTCGCGGCGATGTGCTCTACCACATCATCAAGGAGCGGATCGACCCGCTCACCTTGAGCCAGGTGGAACTGATGAAGTGCGATCTGAAGACCGAGGAATTGATGGACATGCCGGTGGACAAGCGGATGCGTGACCTGTACACGCTGGCCGAGTTCCAGCCACTGTCACGCAACTGGCTGATCCGGCAGGAACTCAAGGACAAGGTCATCGCCGAGTCCCAGGAGGCGGTCACCCCGTTCATCTCCACCCCATACGAACTGGTCTCGGGCGAGGACTACGGTCGCGGATTCGTCGAAGCGAACCTCGGCGACTTCAGATCACTCGACGAACTGCGGGACAAACTGCTCGACTTCGCCGCCATGGCGAGTAAGCAGCATCCGATCATCGACGAGGCTTCGCTCATGCGTGAGGAGGATTTCAACAAACCGTCCGGCACGGCCCTGCGTGGCAGGGTGCGTGACGGCAGGGTACAAGACCTCGCCTTCATGTCGGTTGACAAGATCAGCGACTTCAACGTGGTATTCCAGACCGCCGACGCCATCAGGAAGGATCTGGGCAAGGCAGGTCTGATGGAGGAGGAGGTCACGCCACGCGGCGATCGTGTCACCGCATTCCAAGTCCAGCGTGTGGCAATGGAACTCGAAGGGGCGTTGGGCGGGGTGTACGCACCGCTGGCAGATGACCAGCAGATGCCCCTGCTGCAACGTGTCACGTTCCAGGCCCAGCGGGATAACCTGCTGGCCGCCATGCCGGAGGAGGTGATCGAGGTGAAGGCGTTGACCGGGATCGCCGCACTCGGCCGTGAACTAGACAAGCAGCGCCTGCTATCGTTCGTTCAGGTGGTATCCCAACTCGGCGAGGCGGCTACCCAGCGCATCGATATGGCAGTGCTATCCGACATCCTGCGCCGACTGGAGTCCATCCAAGAACCAGGACTTATTAAAACGGACGAGCAGTTGGCGCAGGAGCAGCAATCAGCCATGCAGATTCAGGCCCAACAGGAAGCGGTCAGCAGGGGTGCGGAAGTTATAGGCGACGTAGCCAAGCAGGGTGCCGCCAGCCAACTCGCCCTAGTCAGTTAAAAAGGAGACCGAACGTGGCAGAAGAAACGACCGAGACCACCACACTGGCGGCCGAGCCGCCGACCATCCCGACGCCAACTCCCGAACAACAAGGGGAACAACCCGATGGGCAAAGCGAAGAACTCATACTCGGCAAGTTCAAAACGCAAGCCGATCTTGAAAAAGCGTATACGGAACTCCAGACACGCCTCGGGAAGGGATCGAACCAGCAGGGGTCGGAGCCGGTAGCCGCACCGCCTGGCATCCAGATCCAGCCGAACACCCCTGCCCAAGACGCCACCATCTCCGACGCCCTTGCCCGTGCCGGCCTCAATGAGGAGCAGATGGCGACCGAGTGGCAGGCCAACAGTGGCAAGCTGGACGACGGAACCTATCAGGCACTGTTCAACTCGGGCGGGTACTCACGACCGCAGATCGATCAGGTCATGAGCGGCTCGGTGGCTCGGGCGGAGTTGCGGCAGATCCAGATGAACACGTCGATCTCCACCGTGCAGAACATGATGGGCGGTGAGCCGCAGTTGAACAATCTGCTCGCTTGGGCGGGAACGAATATGCCTGCACCCGAGGTCGAGGCCATGAACCAGCGTCTGAATGACCCGGGCCAGGTGGAATCGGTGGTCCGATCACTTCGAGACCGCCATCGTGACTCGGTCGGGGCCGGCGAGAGCCAGCCACTGGTTCAAGGCGGGGTCGCCCCGCCGGCGGCCGGCAGCGGCGGGCCGAAGAACATGGCCGACTTCGTCAAACTCCGCAACGCCGCCAAGAACGGAGATCAGGCGGCGATCAATAGCCTCGCACGGCTCAATCCAGCCGACCTTGCCAATTTCGTATAACAACAGGAGACACCGATCATGTCCTTTAAACTAGACCCCGAAGACGAACGACTACTGGACGAATTGAAGTCCTCGTACCGCGTAGTCCACTCGCGAACCTCCCAGGACAACGGCACCGAGCGTCAGTACATCACGGGCGAGATCATTGACCGGCTCTCCCAGAAGGTATGGGCCTCTGGCGAACACTCATCGAGCGAACTTGAGGCGGTTCGCAACGGTATCCAGGTGGCCCTGAATGGCGAACGACCCAAGACCGTGGCCGAACGGGTCACCTCCCTGTCCGCTGAGAACGAGGAATTGAGAAGGAAAATTGAGATTCTTGAGGGCCGAAGCGGGACTGCCCGAGAAACAAAATCTTCACAGAAGATTGACAAACAACCGAAAATGACTGTAGCATCGAATTAGTAGTATGGGTGTAGCAGGACACGGCACCTCCGGGTCACCGGCCTGCACGTCCAAGGCAACCCGACGAATCGCGAGCCTTTCGCTGGCGTGGGCAATCCTTCGCGGATCCACCTGGCCGTGAGACAACTCCGAGTAGTTGACGAGCCGAAACGCTGTACTTGTTTTGCGTTTCGACCTTTAACACAAGGAGTAGCCTCGCAATGGCAACTTCAAATGCGCAGAGATTCCTGACCCAGGATGGTGACGATCGCAATATTGCGCTCACCATGTTCTGGGGTACGGTCCTTGAAGCGTTCAAGGCCAAGACACTGTTGTGGAACGCCATCGGCCCGGAAGGTGAAGGCACGGACTCCGCGCCGGCACCGGTCGTGGCATCGAAAATCGTGGACGCCGGCAAGAGTTGGGAATTCCCGATAATTGGCGACGACCCGACACCCACGTACCACACGCCAGGCACGGAACTGCTTGGGCAGGACGTGACACTGGTCAACGGCACGATCACCATTGACGACATCCTTGTCGCCCACTACGACGTGCCACTGGATCAGACCCAACTGTCCCACTTCGACGTGATTGAACCGTTCGCCCGAAAACTCGGTCGAGCGCTTGCGGTGGACTTTGACCAGAAGCTGTTCATCATGGGCTTCAACGCTGCCTATACGGCGGCGGTGACCAATGTCCACAACGGCGGCAACGTGGTCGAGCGGGTCGCGAATACGTCGGCTATTGCCTACCCTGACAATACCACCGGTGCGGGGAACTTCCTGTCCGACGTGGCCGAAATGGCCCAACTTTTGGACGAGGATAATGTGCCAGAAGACGGAAGATACCTTTTTGCCACCCCCTATATCAGGCGTATCCTCCGCAACAACACCAACATCTTCGACAAGGACTACGGGAACTCCACCAACGTCCTGAATGACCGTGCGATCGGCGTGATAGAAGGATTTACCTTCATGCCGACCACCAACCACATCCCCTCGACGAACATCACCACGAATCCCTCGAAGTACAATAGGAACTTCGCGGTCGCTGGCGATGACGAGGGCGAACCTGTCGCACTTATCCTGTGTGGCGCAGAAGAAGGATCGTCGGCCATCGGGTACGTTGCCGGAACCGGCGCTGCCGGACCCATCCATTCATATCGCGAATTCGACGAACGCCGTAACACGACGTTCATGAAGGCGCAGATGATGGTCGGTGCCGGTGTGCTCAGTCCTTGGAGTGCCGGCGTTATCCATGTGGATACCGCTTGATCTGATCCCCAATCGTAATCCCTCGGTCCGGGCATACTCAACCCGGGCCGAGGGCTTTTCCGAACTCCTGCTTACTCACCAACAACCGAATAAGGAGTATTTCAAATGAGTACCGCTACCCTAGCTAGACACGGATACAATCTTCTTCGACGACAGCGCCTCGACCCCCGCCAGACGGCCAGGTACTTCGACGACTTCGTGACCATGGCTACTGACGACACCACCGGCGATCCCATCGAGTGGGAAATCGTCCAAGATGCAGGGGCAACTGCCCAAATCGGAGCGCTCGACGGCCTCGGCGGATGGTTCCAGGTATGCTGCGACGGCGACGACAACGACGAGTGCTACGCGGCATCGCGATCCGAGGCGTTCATCTTCAATACCACCAAGGAATTGCTGTTCGAGGCTCGCGTTAAGTTGACGGCCGGCTCGACCGACGGCAAGGGGACATTCGTGGTCGGACTCTCCGATACCGTGGCCGCCAATTCGATCCTCGACGCCGGAACCTTGATGGCCTCGTTCGACGGCGCGATATTCTGCCTCGAAGAAGATGCCGAAGTGTCCTTCACGACATCTAACGCATCGAGCCAGACCCGCACCGCAACGGCGTATTCATGGACAGACGGTGACACGGTGCGACTCGGGTTCTACTACTCGCCAGGTGACGGCACGACCGGCAATGTCACGCCCATCGTGAACGGCGCGGAAGGAACCACGCACGACATCACCATATCCGGCTTGGAAGAAATGCATATCCTCCTGGGATGCAAGACCCATGAGGGTGCCGAGCAGAAACTTGAGGTCGATTGGTGCGAGGTGATTCAACGACGCTGATTTTAGTCCTTGTCTCCTTTTCTCCTGGGGTCCGGCTCCGGCGCCAGGCGGGGCCGGACCTTTTAATGAAAGACACCTGACGTGCATTAACCAGCGAACGACGACAATACCATAAACCGCAAATCGCCATCATGATGAAGATGTTCAATCGACTGAGTTGGACGGACATTGCACTGATCTCGTTATCACTTGTCATGGCACTGCTGCTCATATTGTGGATGTTTCAATGAGCGACAAGAACCAGAACGGGACGAACCGATGGGCGATGACATTGCTGACAAGCATCTTCATAACGCTGATCGGACTCGGGCTTCCGTCCCTGTTCTTCATGGGCCGCCAGATAGAGGCGATCCAATCGATGAAACTTGAGATACAGGATGTCAAGCGGGAGATGACGGTGCTGTTCGACAAGAACGACGTTCGCATCACCAGGAGACTGGACTCACTGACCGACCGGGTAATAAGCTGCGAGCGATCGATACTGACGATGAAAGGCGGCGAGTAATGGCGTTATTGAGTGCGGAACAACTAGCCGAGGTCTCGGTGGAATTGATGCGAGACTGGTCCGCTACGCGGGAGTCGCGCGGCGGCAGCAAGGACGACGTGTCGGACATGGTCGGAGGTCTGGACAAGTTCATCAGCGACAATGAAAGCGAGATAACCGCCGCCATACCCGAACCGGCACGGACCACGTTCACCGATCAGCAGCGGGCGAAGGCGATGGTCCTGGTCATCAACAAGAGATACCAACAGGGAGCATGATCCATGCCATCCGGTGACACACTCCTGATCTTCACGCCCCTGAGCAACGAACCGCCAACCTCCGTCTACGCCCAACTCGACCAGCGTAACGGACACACGGTTCTCGACTTCGATCAGTCCACTGACGAGTACGCATTCTTTGGCGCCGTACTGCCTCGAAACTATTCCGGCGGCGGGATCACCGTATCGATCTACTGGATGGCAAGCGGGGTGGCGAGCAACAATGTCGTGTGGAACGCCGCCATCGAGCGGCATCAGAACGATGTGACCGACCTCGACTCCGACTCGTTCGCCACTGCACAGGCGGCTACCGACGCGGCCCCGACCGTGGACGGCGAGCACACCGTGACCGAACTCGCGTTCACCAACGGCTCGCAGATGGACAGCCTTGCCGCCGGAGAATCCTTCCGACTGTCGATCGCCCGGGACGCCAACAACGGCAGCGACACGATGGCGGCCGACGCCGAACTGCTTCGTGTCGAAATCAGGGAAACTTAATGGCGAGAGAATTCGACGACGCCAGCAGCGAGGATCTCAGCACGACAACGCTGGCAATCACCGGCCTGCCGTTCACCTGTCAATGCTGGTTCAAACTGCACGACCATTCCGGGGCGGGCAAGACCATCCTGAGCATGGGCGATATGACGGCGGCGAACGACTACTGGACTATCTTCGTGCCGACCAGCGGCATATTGAGGTTCCGGACCCGGTCGGGCGGGTCGGGCGGCAACGCCGATACATCCAATGAAGTGACCGATGGTACGTGGCACCACGCACACGTCCACTTTTACGCGAACGGCAATACCGAATGCGTTCTTGACGGAACCGTCGGGAGCAAGGGAACGAATGCGAGCCAGTCATACCCGTCGTCGCAAACACAATTCCGGATCGGGTCACGCACGACCTCCGGAACGAAATTCTATATGGACGGCGAGGTCGCGGAGGTGATGATGTCGGGCAGTTACGTCGGCTCCGCACGGGCCTCGCTCGGGGTCAATGCCCTGATGCACCGGGGTGCTAGTTTCCCCGTGTTCTACGCTCCGCTGATCCGCGACGAGGACACCGACAGGATCAAGGGGATATCGATGACGGCGAACAACTCGCCTACCGTTTCGGCGCATCCGAGGATCATCTATCCAGGGCCGCACATGACGCCGTTCTCGCAGTCGTCCACGAAATCGCACTGGTTCTACCGCGCCGCAGCAGGAGTAGCATGATGTTCAAAAACGTAACGGGCCAGAAGTGGTCGGTCATGGCATGGAACGCATCGACCGGACTGCGCAAGACGGGCGACGCCGGCCAGATCACCGCCAAGATCAGTATCGACGACGCCGCGGCGGCCACTACGAACGACGCCAACCCCACCGAGGTGGAGGACGGGCGGTACGCCTTCACCATGACCCAAGCCGAAACGAATGGCGACAAGCTGGAACTGTACCCGCAGTCGTCCACCAGTAATATCGAGGTCATCGGGCTGCCCGCCGTGATATACACGGTGGAGAGAGAGGTCGGGCCGGGTGCCTCGTCCGTTACCATGACGATCACGGAATCCGGAAACGCGGTAGCGGACGCGGACGTGTGGATCACCAGCGACTCCGCCGGCAATACCGTGATCGGCGGGACACTGCAAACCGACTCGGACGGAAAGGCGGTATTCCTTCTGGATGCGGACACGACCTACTACCTGTGGATGCAGAAGGACGGAACGAACTCGATTCTCGGTGAATCATTCACGGCCGTAGCGGACTAATATCATGGGCAACGCATTCACAACCACACTGGCGACCGCATCGGCCGAGACCCTGACGGCGGTCAACGACATGTTCAAGTTATGCGGACTACGTGAGGTAGCCGCCTTGGATACGGGCAACGCATCGCAGGCCGGGGACGCCGAGCGGATACTCGACGATGTCCGCGACGAGATCCTGTCGCGAGGCTGGCACCAGAACACCGAGTACGACGTGGAATACACGCCGGCCTCAAGTGACGACGAGATCGATCTCGGGTCCGACATACTCGCCATCGACAGTTGGGTCGGACGCAGTAACGGTCACCCTGGTGCCAAGAACGTGGTCAAACGCGGTTCGAGGCTGTACGACATCGACGAGAACTCCTTCGAGTTCACCACGATCAGTTCACTGAAGACCCGCATCATCAGGCGACTCGACATGTCATACCTGACTATCCCGCTCCAGCGCCACATATCCGGCGAGGCGGCGGTCCGGTTGTACCGCATGCACGTCAAGGGCAGGGGCATGAACCGGCAGGCCGCCTGGCTGGACTTGGAGAACTCGATCATTGGCGAAGCGAGACTGCGCCGCGCCGAGGCGTACCGCGACAACCAAGAGCATTCCGATTGGAACATACTGAACAGCGAGCACTCAAGAAACGTGCGTGGCCGTCGGGTCCGATACGTTTCCGGCATACAATCCACCACGATTTGAGGTGATCAATGGCAGTCCTCGGACTCACTAAACTACAGGCGGTCAATCGAATCCTGCATTCGATCGATATCGCTTCCGTCACGGCGCTGGACACGTCCGGCAGCAGTGAAGCGACCGAAGCGGAGGAGATACTCGACCGTGCCAATACGCTCGTCCAGTCCTGGGGCTGGCAGGACAACCTCACGCTGGCTCGAACCTATTCGCATTCGGGCGGCACTATCACCCTCGCAGCCGATACGCTGTGGGTCCGCTCGGCCGGCACGGACCAGCACCGGAACCTCGTTCTCAACGGCGACGCCCTCTACGACGCCGATGGCGACACCGCCACGTTTTCCGCTAACGTGGCACTCGACCGGATACGGGAACTGACGTTCGTGAACTGCTCACCCAAACTCAAGGAATTGATCACTGCGTGGGCGAGGCTCATCTCGCATCGCCAGAAGCGGGCGGACTCGGTTCGCGACGCCATGTACCGGCAGGAGTTCGCGCAGATCATGAGCATGATGGAGCGCCCGAGGCAGGCGCCGCTGCTGCCCGATGTCAATACGCTGCTCTCGCTGACCGTGTCGCAGGGCGCAACTGAATCCGACAGACGGAGATGACCGATGCCGCAACTGAACACCGTGCCGCTGCGGGTGCCGATGCTGTCCGGCGGGATCAGCCAGCAGCCGTCGCACATCCGGTACAACAACCAGGTCGCAGACGCAATCAACGCCCAGTTCAGTGTCGTTAACGGATGCTCGAAGCGGCCCGGATCGGTGTACGTCGGCGGGGCTGGCAGTGCCGGTGACGAGAAGATCGGTGGCCTGACCGCCGACCAGAACTACCGGCTCCACAAGATCCAGAGGGACAACTCCGAACAGTACCTGGTGGTATACGGCCCGTCTGTGTTCAAGATATTCGATATCAACGACCGCGAAGCGACGGTAACCAAGACGGCGGCCGCTTCCGCGTACCTTGATTCCGGATCGCCCACGGCGGACGATCTTCGCATGACGACCGTCGGCGATAACACCATTATCCTGAACACTAAAGTCACCACCGGCACCGAACGGGTTCTGGAGGTCTACACCATCACCGAGACATACGACACCTGGACAAAGATGGCGTCCCAACTAGCCACGCCGGACGCATACTACAGGACAACTGCCGCAGATGGCATACACCAGGCGGGCTATTACCAGTATCGGCCCATCGAACCAGTCTCTGGTGGCGGCGGCGGCGAACCGCCGGACCCGGGCCACAACGGATACCCGTACTGGGGCTTGACATCCTCGGTATCCAAGGATTGGCGCACGGTCGGGGGCGACTGGGACGCCAGTAGCAGAAATCCATGGGGCGTGCGGATGCGGTTCCGCCGCCAACTGCTTGCCAAGGCGAATCTGGTCTACGACCATACCGGACACGTCGAGGGCGAGAAGCATCTGTATAAGGCGGCGGCATTCGCCGATTATACTTTCATTGCCGGCGACGAAATCTATATCAACGATAGTGGTGGCGACAGTTTGCCCGAGGGCTGGTATCCCATAGCTTCCAGGGTTGACGATGACGCAATCCTTCTGTCAGGTACTTATCGCACCCGGACATTGTCCAGTGGAGGTAATCCAATAGACGCTAGTGCATCAATTCCAGCCAGCGACGAAACAGACTCGGATTGCGAATATATCAGCGTGTCGGGGTTGGCGTCGAGCAACTTCTACACAACGGCGGCGACGGATATGGACGATGTCGCCCAGCGTCTTCAGGCTTCCATACAGGCGTTGGACGGACTAGCCAATACCCTGATATCCTGGCAACCGATCGGCAACGGCGGCTACATGCAAGTGGTGGCACCGTACAGTGGCACCGACTCGACTATCATCGAGTTTTATGCCCCCGATTCCGGCGGCGACCTTACGATGTGGGACGACAATCCCGAACCGTTCGATTTTTCTGACGGCGTGCTCACCGCAGGGGAAAGTGTCACCGGCACCACGGCGGACTCAAATTACGGATCGGTCGATATCTCGGACCGATGGATGCAGGTTCCATCGCCCGGTGATAGCGGCAATCAGATAGATCCGGATACCATGCCGATCAAGATGACTCGCACGTCACTGGGTCCGCCAGTCGTATTTGAATTAGATGTCATCGACTGGCGCTACCGATTTTCGGGGAATCACGAAACCAACCCGGCACCGTCGTTCATCGCCAACAAGGACGGCAGCGCGGCCGACGCTGCGATTCGTGATATCGGGTTCCACCGCAACCGGTTCGCCATGGTCGGCAATGAGAATATCGTGTTCTCGCAGGCGGGCGACTACTTCAACCTGTTCGCCACGGACGCCGCCAACCTGGTCGATTCCGATCCTATCGACGTGGCCCTTGCCAGCGACGCCGTCACCGTGCTCGACTTCATCGTGCCGTTTAGAAAGTCGCTACTGCTGTTCACGCAATCGTCGCGGCAGTTCGATATGAACTCGCCGGAGACACTCACGCCGAGCACGGTCAGTATCACACCGTCCACCTCCTATGCGACGATATCAACGAGACCGAAGCAGCTTGGCGAGTTTATCTATTTCGCCACCGAACTCGGCGACTACGCCATCATTTACGAATACTTCTACGACGACTTGCGGGTCAACAATGTCGCTACCGACATTACGGCCCACTCCCAGCAGATGATACCCAAGGACATTAAGACCATCGAGACCGATACCACGACGAGCCAGGTATTCGTCCTGACGGACACCAGTTCCGACATATTCGTTTACCGATCACACTGGTCGGGAAGGCAGAAG